ATCTTGGCCCGATAGAGTAGAAACTCCAATCTTTCCATTTACAAAGACGTTGATATTTGGATAATTGAAGATATGGAAAGAAGATCCAATAGAAGTTAGAGGTACAAATTGATTTGTTTTATAATAAAAATTTTGTTCAACAGTAGTTCCAATTCCAACTAAAGATAATTTAAACTCATTGTCATTTATTTTAGTGACATAATATGAATCATTAGTTATCAACCCACCAATTGGAACGTCAGTTGAATTATATACTATTATTTCTCCAGTTTTATACCCATGATCTTTTATTCTAATTGTTCCTGTTATTGTGTTAACCCCAACAGGAGAACAAAAAACTTTTCTATTCTTATATCCAGATCCTTCACTTGTTACATTAATACTTGATACTTTTTTCTTTGATGAATATGCTCTAATTGCATGAATACCAATACCATAAGTTGTTAAATTTATAGTGTTTATTCCTACAACAGCATCATCAAAGTTTACATGAAGTTTTACTTTATATGCATCTTGAATATTTACATAATACTCACTGTTATTCTTTAAACCACCTATTTCCGTTCCTCCTTGAGAATAATATATAACTTTTTCATAGTCTCTAAATTTATGATAAGTTGAAAATGAAATTGTGTTATTAGATAAATCTACAAATCCAGGAGTATTTTCTGAGTTAAATTCTACAAGGTGTATAAATGATACTAAATTTGCTTTTGCGAGAGCTGCAGTTCCATTTCCACCAGTTATTGTTATTGTAGGTTCTTCTATATAATCAAACCCACCATCTATAACGTCTATTTTTTTCAAAGACCCTTCAACGTGAAGAACACCAGTCGCTCCAGATCCTACTGGATCACTAATTGTAATAATTGGTGGATTGATAACATCATAATTTTTTCCTCCATTTAATACGTCAATTGATTCAATTTCTCCATAATATACTTTATCATTTGACTTATAACTGTAAGCTTCAACTCCGTTAACAAATATTCCTACAGGCCCAACAGAAGTTTCTTCCTTTTCTTCAGTTTCATTTGGTATTGAAATATTTTTTATGTAACTTTGTGGTGATAAATTTGAATATTTAAATTTTAGTTTTCTGAAAATAGCATCAGTCGCAGTTCCGGTCACATTAATAAATTTTTCATTATATAAATCCCTTTTACTGTAAGAAAGTTTTATAGTAGTTTCATCAATTCTTTTTACATAGTAAGTTCTCTCTTCTAAATTTAAATTAGAGGACTCGCCAATATAAGTAATAGAATCTCCAGTATAAAGTCCGTGATAACGATCTGGAATTCCAGAACTTAAATCTATTATTTCTGAGTTAAAGAAACCAGAAAAAATAATATCAGGAGACTTAACATCAATATCTTCATTTAAATAATTTGGTAAGCAATTAGAAGCTATGTATACATTACTTTCATTTTCATTTACATAAACATTTTGAATATTTGGAGAATATTGATTTAATAGTGGAAAATTTTTAAATCTTGAACCTTGAATATTTCTCTTTGCAATAAATTTCAAATTAATATTGTCAATTAACGGACCTTCTACTTTTATTGAATACTCATTATCTACAGTTAAGACTTTATATGCAAATGTATCTCCGTTTGATGAAGAAAGATTTAAAGTATCTCCCAAAAAGAAACTATGTGGATCATATGTTACTAAATTGTATGAAAAAATGTTCAGCTCATAATTTAATGATATTGGGCCAATAATCTGTTTGACATTAAATTTATTAGCAATGTTAAATGTCCAATTATTCGCAAAAGTACTCTTTGCTTCGTATCCTAAGGAAACTGGTTTTATTACATCACCTTTTGACATTAAATGTGCTGATCTATCATAAGAAATATCAGATAAAACATTTGTAATCCGAACTTTTATAAGAGAATCACCATCATATGCATATGCGTATGCATTCAGTTTTAAATCCACACCTTCTAAAATTCCTTCTAAAGAATCTATTTCTAAAGGTGATATAAAGAACTGAGTTATATTTTTGTTATAATACTGAATAATATATTCTGACTCATTTATCTTGAAAATTAGTTCTCCACTAGAAGGAAATCCTATAGTAGAATCTACATTTATTACTTGAGATCCTAAATTGCACTGTAAAGTTGATTTGGTCAGTGGATGTGTAGAAAAATTTCCATATACAGTTCCCTTAACTGTAATATCTTTGTTATAATCATTATCAAGACTCAGTACATAGTAAGTTTTGTTTTTTCTTAGAATTTTTTCAACTTTTACAATAGTTGCATATGCATAACTATAAAAATCTGTAGAATCTTGATATAGAGTTTTCCCGACAAGAGTTTCTGGATTTCCGGAAATTAATTCCACAACTAAATCTCTAGTTACCCTATATTCGGCGTCAGAAGGTTTAAAAAGAAATTCTTTTGGTTTTATAACTTTTACTTCTTCTCCAAAAAGAGCTCTAAAAATTAATCTATATGAATCATCAGTTCCTTTTGATTTATAAAAATCTTTTACTTGTTTTATGAAATTCTTTTCATTTAATCCTTCCACAAACTGTTTATTTTCAAAACCTGGAGATAATTGACTTTTTATTTTTAAAAGGAATTCTTCTAAGAATAAACAACTCAAATTTGCAATCTTTGTATTTGATTTATGCTCAGAAACACTAGATTGTGAAAAAATTAATTGGTCTGGACTATTACTTTTTCTATATGAAGTAACGGCACTAAATCCTCTGGTACAATTCACAAATGAAGTACTTGTTTTGCTTTCATATAGAATAATCTCAGAATCTATTTGTATTAGACCATTTTTGTCTGGAAATCCATAAGTTGAGTTTACGTTTATTGTTGTGTCTATAAAGCTAACATTACTTGTTAAAAGTGCAGATAAGATAGGTTGAGTAAAAAATTCTAATGTATCTCCAGAAACTGCTTCTGCTGTCAAAATTACATCTAATCCATCATATGCAAAATAGTCAATATTATTTGATAATTTTTTTCCATTTTTATAAATTACTAAATCATCAATTGAATATCCTTCATCAATCGTAAAATATGATTGGGGAAAATTTGGTTTAATTGTAATAACTCTATTAAATATAGAGTTATATAATTCGTCAATCTGAACGTACCTATCAATATTTTGTAAAATATCTAACGTGCCGCCTTTACCTTCTATAGAGTTATAATATTCCTTTAAAAATTCTCCAACAAGTGGATACTCTTCTCTTACAAAATCAGGAAGTTGATTCTGTACTATGGAACTAATTTTAACTCTAGTGTTTGACATATTATTCTCTTATAATTGATCCGTTACTGTAACTTGTTGTTGTTGTATAAGATGATCCTGATAAATCATCACCGGATGAGACTTTATCGGATAAAATCTCTAACTTCACATTATTAATATTTAAGTTCAAATACAAATCTTTTAGTGCAATTACGTCATTTGATTCTGGAATTGCAGAAATTTCTATAATCGGCTCTCCATCATTTTTAATTGTAGATTCAATACTTATAGGATTTAAAATAATTTCACCTTTCTCATAATCAATACTACCTGCGTTTGCATCAATTATTTTATACTTTAATTCAGAGTCTAGAACAAAAATAATAATAGATCCATAAAATTCATTTACAGGTAAATCACTTAAGTATACAACATCTTCAAATCCAGAAATATTAAATCCAGAAGATTTAATATTAAATCCGGCAAAATTTCTTATATGAAATTTATTACCAAAGCATATTTCATATGTTGCTAAACTATTTAACAAAGGTCTTAGATCACGTCTCATACTAATAGTTGTAATATTCGATGTTATTGATTGGTGACTATCATCAATAATTTTTAAGAATTTACTATATTTAAATCTTGCCCCATATTTGTTTAGTTCGCTGGATTCTGAATATTTTTTTATATTTTCATAAACTATACCAGAAACATATTCTGGGGAAGGTGCAGCATTGTTATTGTAATATACTGCAGAATTAATTTCCAATAAAAGATATTTTAGATCTAAAATCTCTGTAACGATTCCTGCAACTGAATATTTTTTTAGTCTCTCTTTTATATTGTCTTTAGTTGCATTAGAGATAAAAAACCCATTTTCTGGTTTAATTGTAATAAAAACTTTTCCATATTGTGGAGGATCCAAATCTTCTCCACCAAAAGCAGAAACAGACTCTATTTCCGGATAAATTTTAGGAACAATTGCTTCATAATCTGATGCAGTCACAGCCCTATTCTGTGCGGCATATATTTTTGGGGCATACTTTTTAATAGATTCTACAGATTCTATTTCTTTTCCACCAGAACAGGAAGTATTCGTAGTTATTAACGATATTCCACTAGTAACTAATAACCCATTATTATCTACGAATGAACCATTAAATGAAAAAGAAGATGCGCCGTTTGCTTTATCTCCGCTCGTAATAACATAAGATATATCTATAATTTCTCCGCTTGTCAATTTTCTTCCAAAAATACCATCCCCAAATAAAAGTTCATATCTTTGATCTTCTATCTCCTGAATAAAAAATACTTTTGAATCTGGATTTATATTTAAGATGTTATCTGACTGAAGATATTTTCTTTTTATTCCCAATTGACCGTCTCTTACTTCAACTCTAATTAGAGATGTATCTATATGTTCATTATTTAAAATATATCTTTGATTAGGAAGTAATGAATTGACTGTATATGATTCTGTAATATATGTTCCTTCATATATGTCAATGTTATTAAATTCTGCAATATTATTAATTACTGGTACTGTAATATCATCTGGTATAGAAAACACATAATTTTCTGCGTTAAAAGATACTGAAGTCGTTGCAACAATTCCTTTTTTAAGTGTTAATGTAAGAGGTTTTTTTAATGAAATCACGTTAGTGACATCAACAAATAAAGATATATTTGACTTTGCTGCAGTTCTTGATCTTGGAACATAACCAATGCTTCTTGCAATTGATACTACATTTTCTCTTAATGTAGCACTATCAATAAAAACCTCATTACTAATCATATTAGCATTATATGAGGAAATGTAAGTATTATAAGCAAGAACATCTAAAATTGCTGAAAGATTCGATCCTTCAAAGTCATAATCCGTAAAATTTGAATTAGATCTTAGATAATCTTTAA